GGAGAGCCCCTGAGTCCCCGGGGCCAGGCCGGCAGTTAGCAACACGAGACGCGCCGGAACGAATCGTGCGCCAGTGGGCAAGAGCCCCCCACTGGTAGGCCGCGCTGGCTACCCCAATACCCTATTAACGCCGGGTAAACAGGCCGGTGGAATCACTTTATCGGGCCGCCACCACACGTAACCCTACCCCGCAAGGCCGCGCTAGACTCAACTGCACTGCACCCCCAGGTCAAGCTGCCGACCACCACAACCCTACTCAGTACGACCATACACCCAATTACCGGCCGCGCTAGACTGAACTGCACTGCACCGAACCACAAGGTTACAAAACCAACCACAGTGGGGTGAGCAAAGAAGCCCTTTCGGGGACCCGAAGACGGGGAAAGACACCAACACGCTAGTGGGCGTCGACGTATGACTCGAAGAGACCTGGCTCAGCGTCCCACCACAAGGATGGCTTGGGCATCGGTATGACACCGACGGGGCTGCCGACGCGCACGCAGCCCACCCGTTGCTCCCACAGCAACTGGTCCCAAGGAGAGAGCCCGAAAGCCTTCTCAAAACTGAGCCTGGCCTCAACGGTCACAGGCCGCACGTCCGACGCCTCCGCAAGAAAGCCACCAACCACAAAGTAGTCGCGGAGTGCCTCCACAGGCACTCTCTTCACATCAGCCGTCTGACTGAGGACGCTGAGGGCCGCTGCCTGGAGAACCGGGACGCCAACTGCCAAAGACAGCTCGCACCTAGCCACTCCCGATACCCACCTCCTCCCAAACCGCGGTTCCCGCAACCAGCGGTGAGAAGCATAGGCACCAGACAGCACCGACCAAGGTTCCCGCACCATGGTCCAACCGAGCTCAGGGCCCAGCCAAACAGGGGCTGAGCGACCGAACCTGATCTCCTCAACGACGGACACAGGTCGCTCAAGGACCATCTCGTGCCCCGACCAGTCGAGAACGCGCCGGGCAAAGTTGTGGAGCACACGGTCGAGGCTACGCCTCTCCAGGAAAACCAGCGCATTGTCGCCATCCACTAACACGTCATAGTGGTTGACTAGTGACTTCAACACAGAAGTTACAACAGCGAGCATGATTAGAGAGTTACCCATGCCCGTGTTGAAGTCACCGCTGGCCCTTCCCCCCGGCCGTGCAAACTTAACACCCGACGCAGTCCTGCCAGCAAAAACCTGCCGACAGAGAGCACCGGCGAGAACAGAGTCACCCGGGAAGGCGGCCCTATAAACACCATGCTCCTCGCTGACCTGAGAGGCCGAGACATGAGCCTCAAACGCCTTCCCGTCAACCTCAAAACAAACGCCGTCAACGAAGCCACCAAGCTTGCGCCTGATGAGATTGGCCCTCCGCTTCGGCCCCAGACCCTTCGCCACAACCCTGGTGTTTGAACCGCCAAAGAGTCTCTTAGCCGTGAGAAAACCCCACAACCAATGCTCGAAGGGCTTAAGGCGGGAAGCCAGCACCAGATTGAACCTAGGTGACCTTGGGAAGATCATCCGTGGCTTCGCATCTGAAGCAGCCCCCAACTTCTCCGCCTTGAGAAAAGCCCTTAGCCGAGCATCCCGTGAGTCCAAAGGACCGTCCTCACGTAGGGAACGCTCAGCCTCGACGTAACGGCGCTGGAGGAGACCAGTATAAGTATGCGCCGTTTCCAGATAGCTCCAATGACCTTGATCATACCGCCTGGCCAGAGCCCGTAACCTGCGGAAAACAGACACGACCTCGCCAGACAAGGGGCAGTCAAGACCCATCGGGGTCTCAGCCATAGACCGCAACCGGAGGGCTGCGATCTCGTTGTGGATACAATTGGCGTGCACCCCGGGACACCAAGTACCAGGCAATCCCGTGCGCCACGCCACCCACATCTGTCTCTTGGCCTCGGGGGAGCAGACCACGTCAGACCTAGCCACCAGGGTAGCACCCTCTGCAAGAGCAGGGAGCCAGTCACTGCCGAAGCAGCGACCGTAGGTCGCGACGGGTCTGTCCTAAGCCCACCAAGGCGCGACTTCCTGCGGCTGGATGGTGCCAGCGAGCCTAACCTCGCTGGGAGACACCTCCCACGACCAAGAAACAGCACTAGGAACTGCTGCTTCCACAAAAGAGGACGGAAGACCCCTCTTCTTGCACCAGTCCAACGCCCGCGAGCGCAAAGCTGATACAAGGGTCGACTCGCGCACCCTAAAGCACGAGTAAGCCGAAAGTGAGGAGATTAGCGAGGGGACCACAAAGTCCACCTCGCCCGTAGGGTGCTCCACTATGCAATAACGCACAGTGTCGCCCTCCTCACCGACCACGCTGCCTTCGCCAAGCAGCTTCACCCCGGTAGCCCGCCGAGCAAGCAACATGTTAACCGGGTCGTCCAGCTTGCCTGAGGGGAGGTCTGGTGTCCACCGCCCTCCAACAAACTGACCGACCGTCGTAGCAGGTCCAAGGACCTGCTCCAGTTGCCGAACCCAACGAGCCCGCCGCCGGGGCCTGGCGCACAAGTGCGCCGTGGGGGGCAGTGCCCTACTGCCTCCCAGCCACAAAATGAAGCTGGTGATCGGGTCAGAACCACCAGCGACAACGCACAACCACCAAGGCCTGACAACACGCCTACCTGAAGGCTCCCAAAGGAACCGCACAGGAGCGAGGCCAAGCCACAGTGAAGCGCCTAGCATCCACACTGAGGCATCGTACAAGACGAACGGGGCCCCCAGGCAGAACCAAACGGATACTCGCAGCACGTGCCAAGGCGCTACGAGACGAGACACGGTGTCAAAGAAGAACGCTGGGCCACCGAAAACCCAGCGCACAAGAGAAGAACACCAGAACCAGGGAAGCAAGCCGACGCCGACTACGACCAGGCAGAGGTCAAGCAGAACAGCCACGCAACGAAGTGCCCAAAAGACACAACGGAACACGACAGCCCACAAGGACAAGGCAACCCACCAGATGCACAAGGAAACCAAAAAGGAAACCAAGAACACAAGGTAAGGAGAGGCCTCGACAGAACCCCAACCACGCTCGAAGTCGACGGCGACAAACAACCACCCGTCCCAGAACCAAGAAAACAGAGACCGAGGGTCAGAGCCAGCGCCTTCAAAAGAGCCGAGAGAAGATGCCATTGTAAGTTTTCAAGGTGCCCCATCCGGGGCCAGGAGACCAAACTTTGGATTAACCACAGGTATCTAGGCCCATCTCTGTGGCAGGGTTTAACCAAAACCCTGAAGGGGAAAGCCGGAGATTCCACTCACAGAACGGACAGTTGTCTATTAACGCGACACGCATGACGGCACCTCGCGGAGGGTTTGAAAGGTTTACTCCTTCGGCGAACCTACCCATGACGACTGGGTTGCGGCCAAGTCAGCTTCTTTATCAAAGGTGTGGCTGACGGAATCCCCATATGGAAACTT